AATGGTCAAAGATCTACTAAAACAGAAGTAGAAATTATTTGCAGAGCTAAAACAATAGATGCTGTAAATGCTGGAGCTACTAAAGATTGGACATTTCAAATTGAAGGTAATTCAGATACATACAGAGTTAATCAAATGTATCAGAGTGAGTTAAAATATTTTACTAAAATAATTGGTACTAAAATTGAATAATGGGAGCAGTAGATGTTAAAATAAATAGTCAAGACATGAAAAGATTAGCATATAAGATAGCTGAACTTAAAAAAGTTTCTAAGCAAGATCTTAGTAAAAACATTGCTCATGCTGCTATTAGTATTTCAAATGATGCTGCTCAATCAGCTCCAGTTGCTGCTAGATTTGGTGGAACATTGAAACAAAGTATAGGAGCTGAGGCAAAAGGTAATACTGCTGTTATATATGCTAAAACTAAATATGCTGCTTATCAAGAATTTGGAACTGGTGTTCATGTTGATGTAAAAGAAGCAACATCTTTAGGTATTCCAGCATCTGAAATTAAAAGATTATATAAAGGCGAAGGTAAAAGAAAAGTTAATATACAACCACAACCTTATTTTTTCCCAGCTGTTAGGAAGGGTTTAAAAAGGTTGTTAGATAATATTGAAAAAGATATAAAAAGAATAGTTAAGTGAAGGATCCTATTAAATACATAAGGTTAAAAATAATAGCTGCATTAGATGGTAATGTAACCTCTGGTGGTAACAATGTTTCTATTTATAATAGAGTGCCAACAGATGCCTCATATCCTTTTATAAGAGTTTATGGAGTATCTACAACAGCTGTTGATGATAATCAAACAAAATATAATGTAGAATGTATTACTAGGGTTGAGGTAGTAACTAGGTTTGATGGTGATAGTGGTGGTGAGCTAACAGCTAATGATATAATGAATCAAATAACTAATTTACTAGTAACAAAAAATCAGAGTGCATTTGATTTAAGTTCTTATAATTTTAACTGTTATACTAGTACAAATTCTGGTGTAACTTACTTAGAACAAGACACATCAGATCATACTTATTTTAGAGCTATATTAGAGTTATCAAATAAAATAGAACAAACAATTTAAAATGGAACACACAGATATGAAATTATATATAATGAATACAATAGCACTAGGAATTTCTTTAAGTAATATTGAGATTTCATTAAGAATAATTTTATTACTGGCTACTATAATATATACAATACAAAAAATTAAAAGTAAAAAAGAAGATGGCAACAAAAATTAGTGAGGATACAAATGTCCAATTAGATTTAAAAACAATAGGAATCATCATAGCTGGTACGATTTCTCTCGCCTCTATGTGGTTTACTTTACAAAGTGATATATCTGAATTACAAAATAAAATAGATAATTTTTCTGGTGATGAGTTTGTACAGAAAATGGAGTTTAAATTCAAGGATGAGCTGATACGTTCTAATATAGTTCAGATTGATAAACTTACAGAAAACATAAAAGAAGATGTAGAAGAAAATAAAGAAGCTATAAAAGATTTAGAAGACAAAGTTTTTAAAAGATGAAAAAATTTATATTATGTGTGATATTTGTATTGGTTGCGGTTTGTGTTAAAGCTCAAGATATTACTGTTTTGCAAATCAATGCAAAATGGAATGAAAAAAATAATTACGATTTAAGTTCTTTAAATGGTGTAATTGTAAAATTTAGCTATTTGAAAGATCAGCCAAAAGACATTCAAAAAGGCATTACATCAGTTCCGGTAATTGTTATTAT